GCTGTCTTGGTTTGGATTTGTTATTTTAAAATACTTGTTCAGGATTGAAAGCAAGACTACAAACATTGAAAAGCAAGTAGAGGACTTGGATAAGATAATACACTATTCAAGGCTGAAACAATTGTTTTTAACACAGGATATAAAAGAAGCAGATGCAACAACAGATACAGACGGTCAGCACGATACAACTAGCCAAGATTCTTAAATTATCGGAACGCAGAGTTCAACAACTTACCAAAGAAGGGATAATACCCAAGCTGGACAGAAATAATTATAATCTTGTTGAGAGTGTAAATTTTTATATTGATTATCTAAAGCAACAATTTTCTTCAGAGATAAGTACAGACGACATTGTTAAGAACAGGAACAGGCTGACTTTGGCTAGGGCTGAACTGTATGAAATAGAAAAGTCAAAGTTGGAAGAAGAATTAATACCAGCATCCGTAGTCAAGAAAACTTGGATGGTCTATATAACTATGCTGAAAAATAAACTATTATCCATACCTAACAAGGTAGCACCATTGATGGTAACGGTAGAAAACATTAATGAGGCGAAACAAATACTAAAGGAAAGGATTTATGATTCATTAGATGAGATCGCAACAATCAACATTACAAACAAGTCACAAGGGAATGAAGGCGATACTGCAGTCAAGCCAAAGGCTGTTGAAGCCACCACCAAAGATGACGATAAGCGAGTGGAGTGACCAATACAGGATTTTGTCACCAGAGGCTTCTAGCGAGGCTGGAAGATTTGAAACTAGCAGAGCCATCTATCAAAAGGAAATAATGGATGCCATTTCCGACCCAAGCATTGAGGAAGTTATCATTATGTCTGGCTCACAGATTGGCAAAACGGAAATGCTTTTAAATGCCATTGGCTATTACATTGCCTACGACCCAGCACCAATTTTATTAATACAGCCTACATTGGAAATGGCTAGGGGTTGGTCGCAAAACAGATTGGCTACTATGTTGCGTGACAGCCCTATTCTACAGAACAAGGTTGCCGATGTGAAAAGTAGGGATAGTGGAAACACCGTTTTAAACAAAAGTTTCGATGGTGGTCATATTGCCACTTGTGGTGCTAACTCACCAGCTTCCCTGTCATCAAGACCCATTAAAATTGTCTTGTGCGATGAAGTTGACAGATACCCACCTTCTGCTGGAACGGAAGGCGACCCTGTGTTGTTGGCAAGAAGAAGAAGTGCTACTTTTTGGGATAGAAAAATTGTTTTAACATCCACGCCTACCATCGCTGGTGCAAGTAGAATAGAATCAGCTTTTGAAAATACGGACAAAAGAAAATTTTTAGTGCCTTGCCCTAAATGCAATCACGCACAAGAATTGAAGTGGTCACAAATCGTATGGGAAAACAAAGACCCTGATACTGCAAGGTATATGTGTAAGAAGTGTGACTATAAGTGGACTGAATCTGAAAGAATAAAATCCATCAGCAAGGGAAAGTGGGTTGCAACTTCAGAGGGCAATGGTAGTAATATCGGTTTCCATTTGTCAGGACTGTATTCAGTTTGGATGACAATGGAAGAAGCAGTTAGGGAGTTCCTAGTTGCAAAGAAAATGCCAAACACTTTAAGGGTGTTTGTTAATACATATCTTGGTGAAAGCTGGGAAGATGAAGGGGAACAAATAGATGAGCAAAATATATTCAATAGGAAAGAAGATTATCTATCTGGCAAGATACAACAGGAAATTCCAAATAGTGTTGCTGTTATTACTGCTGGTGTTGATATACAAGATGATCGCATAGAACTAGAGATAGTTGGCTGGGGAAGGGATGAGGAAAGTTGGTCTTTAAGGTATGATAGAATTTATGGCGACCCTTCAGCACCTCACATCTGGAAACAGCTTGACCTGAAATTACTTCAAAAATTCAAACATCCGTCTGGCGTTGAACTTCGCATTGCATCAACTTGTATTGATAGTGGCTACCATACAAAATCAGTTTATGAATTTTGCAAACCACGATTTGCAAGACGAGTGTTCGCAATTAAAGGTGTGGCTGGTCACGGTAAGGCAATCATCGGCAGACCGACAAGAAATAATATTGCAAAGATTCCGTTATTTCCTGTGGGTGTGGATTCTGCAAAAGAATTACTGTATTCAAGATTAAGAATAAAGGAAGAAGGTGCTGGATATTGTCATTTTCCAAAACATTATGAACAAGAGTATTTTATGCAACTGACAGCAGAAAAAATTGTCACTAAATATTTTAAGGGATTTCCAAGACGAGAGTTTGTTAAAATAAGACCACGCAATGAAGCACTTGATTGTCGTGTTTACAGCATTGCATCGTTGTCCGTACTAAACACAGACATAAACAAGTTGGCTGAAAGGCTTGAAATTAGGTCAGAAAAAAAAGATAACAATATAAATAATAAACAGAAATCTAATATGAAAAAAAACAAGCCTAATTTTGTTCATTCTTGGAATGTGTAATGGTAAATCTTTTTACAGAAATACCAGAAATAGAGCCTAAAGTATTCTATAAGGGCGATACAGTCGTCTGGAAAAGAACGGATATTGGTGCTGATTATCCACCTTCAAGTCATTCAATGGTTTGGGAAGCATCATTGGAAACAAGTGGCTCAACAAGATTTTCTGCAACTGTAACAGAATCAGGAACGGAATATACCTTCACATTAGATAACTCTGCGACATCTAGTTATACTGCTGGTAACTACAAATGGTTTTTAAAAGTTATTCAAACAAGTGATAGTGAAACATTAGTCATAGATTCAGGTGACATAAAAGTTAAGGATAATTATTTTGCAACCACAGGCGATATTAGAAGCCACGCAAAAATAATGGTTGATAAGATTGAAAGCATACTAGAGGGAAAAGCTGATTCAGATGTTTCCAGCTATTCCATTGGCAATAGAAGTTTGTCTAAAATGTCACCAGAGGAACTAACCACTTGGCGTGACCACTACAGGGCTGAATACAATAGGGAGTTACGAGTGGAACGAATAGATAGAGGCGAAGGCACAGGCAATACTGTCAAGGTGCGTTTTGATAGCAACTAATGGGTATATTCGATAAAATTTTTAGGAAAAGAAAAAGAAGAAACTATGTTGGTGCGAACACCAATCGCTTGTTCAATGATTTTGTGACAACAACATTATCTGCTGATAGTGAAATAAAAGGAAGCATTAAGACACTACGAGCAAGGGCGAGGGATTTATCACGCAACAACTCTTTTGCTAAAAGGTTTATAAGTGCCTATGTGGACAATGTTATTGGTGCGAGTGGCGTTCACTTGCAAGTAAGAAGTCGTGACCCTAATGGAGTCATTGATACATTTGCAAACAACACCATTGAAAGGGAATTTAAGAATTGGGGAAAATCTGTTTCTGCCGATGGTCGTTTAAGCTGGATTGATGCACAACGGTTATTCGCTGAAACTTATGCAAGGGATGGCGAGGTCATTGTCAAACTCATTCAGAATTTTGACAACCCCCATAAGTTCGCCATTGAATTTATAGAATCGGATTTTTTAGACAGCGAATATAACGAACACAGCAAGAAAATAAGAATGGGTGTGGAAAGGAATGAATTTGGAAAGCCCATTAACTATCATTTTTTAAAATACCATCCTTACGATACTGCCTTTCCAACAATGGAACATTATGGAACGAATTATAATGTTGTTCCAGCAGAGCAGATTATACATTTCTACCATCAGGAACGACCACATCAAACAAGGGGAGTTCCACCACTATCAGTTTGTTTAAGGGATTTAAAAATGTTGGATGGCTACTTGGAAGCTGAACTTGTTGCAAGTCGAGTATCGGCTTGTAAGATGGGCTTCTTTAAAAGTGGTGATTCAAACAGTTATCAAGGCGAGGATATTATTGAAACCAACACACCTGTAATGTCAGCTTCACCAGCCAATTTTGAACAACTACCTAGTGGCGTGGACTTTCAGGCATTTGACCCACAGCATCCAACAACTGCTTTCAAGGATTTTACGAAACAAGTTATTAGAAGCATCGCTAGTGGACTTGGCATTAGCTACAACACACTTGCGAATGACTTGGAAAGCGTAAACTATTCTAGTTTAAGACAAGGTGCTTTGGAAGAAAGAGATCATTGGAAATGCGAACAGAATAAAATAATTAATCAGTTCCACAACAAGATTTTTGATAGTTGGCTGGAAATGAGTTTATTAACTGATAGGCTCGAAGGACTACCAGCTAGTAAATTTAATAAGTTTAATGTGCCTGTCTGGAAGCCTAGAGGATGGCAATGGATTGACCCTAAAAAGGAAATAGAAGCATTGCAAATAGGCGTAGCCAATGGCTTTATCACTATGCAAGATGTTCAATCAAACTATGGAAGGGATGTCGCTGATGTCTTTGAACAGATACAAGTAGAAAAAGAGATAGCCGAGCAATATGGTATTGAAATGAACTTTGAGCCATTTGGTCAAAAAAAAGAAACCGATACAGAGGTGGACAAGGGTGGAAAGACGGAAGAAAATTAGGTAGAAAAATATTATGAATAAAATAAATAAGAAACACATTGAATCTATTAAGGAAGATGATGATACAGTTACAATTAAGTTTCATAAAAATCCAAAAGATTATGAAGAAGATCAAGAAGAAAACAAATCCGATAGCGAAAATATTACGGAACAACCCACTATGGAAAATGAAAGTGATATTAAGCAAAAAGACATACTCACGAAAGAAGGAAAAGAATCTAGGGTATCCACAAGTGATGAGGAATCTGGATTAGTTCACAAGGAAATGGAAAAGCCAGAAAAATTTGAAAGGGTATTTCATTTTGATTTAGAAAAGAAACAAAAACCGTTTGATGAAAAAACAAGAACGGTTGACATAGCATTTAGTTCGGAAGTTCCTTACCAGAGAAATTTTGGTATGGAAATTCTTTCGCACAAACAAGAAGATGTGGATATGGAATTTTTTAATAGTGGCTCTGCACCACTATTACTAGACCACGATTCCACAAAACAAATTGGCATCATAGAAAAAGCCGACATTAGCGAGTACGACAAGATGGGTCGTGCTAGGGTTAGGTTTGGAAAATCCAACCTTGCTAAAGAAGTTTTTAATGATGTTCTGGATGGCATACGGAAAAATATTTCCGTAGGCTACGAAGTAACCAATATGGTTAAGATGAAGAAGGAAAATCAAGGTGATGGAACACCAGACAATTTTCGAGTTTCTTGGCGACCATTAGAGGTGTCTAGCGTTTCTGTTCCAGCCGACATATCGGTTGGTGTGGGAAGGTCAAGACATAACATTAACCCTGTTCTTTCCAATAAAGGAAAGGACAATAACTATAAGGAAAAAACGATGACTGAAAAAATCGAAAATCCGAAGGTTGAGGAAACTGAAGTTGATGTTAAAGCTATAACCGAAAATGCTCGTAAAGATGAATTTGCAAGAATAAAAGAAATAACTGCAATTGGTGGTAAACATAATTGTAGGGATTTGGCTGACAAGGCTATTCAAGCTGGTGATTCTGTTGCCGAGTTTAGAGGTAAAGTTTTAGATCACATTGGTACTGCAAAACCTTTGGAACAAAAAGACATCGGACTTTCAGAAAAGGAAAGCAGAGACTATTCCATTGTCAGGGCTATTAAAGCTATGGCAAGTGGTGATTGGTCTGATGCTCAATTGGAAAAGGAAGCATCCGATGAAGTTGCACGAAAAACAGGCAGAACACCAAGAGGAGTTTTTGTACCGTCTGATGTAAGATGGACAAGAGATTTGATTCAAGG